ATAAGAGCCTTGGCGGCGCTCTGCCCTATGGCTCGGTGTCTGGAAATCAGGGCTATATCCCCGACTCTGCTCTTGAAGAGCCGCAAATTCGCAAACTGCCGACCAATGACGCAGAGCTTCGTGCTGCCGCCAAATCTGCCGCGCAGCCTAGCGGCCTTACTCAGCTAACGCAGGGGCTGGGCGCAGCGGATAAACTTGGGAAGCTTGGATCGAAGGGCCTCGACAAACTCAGCACGCTTCTCGGCCCCGGTGGCGAGGCTGCTGCCGCCACGGGAATGGGCACTGCTGCATCCGAGGCTGCTGCCGCTGGTCTCGGCGCCGGCGCGGCAGAGGCTGCTGGCCTTGGTGCTGGTGCTGCTGCGGCTGGTGAAGCGGCTGCGGGCCTTGGCACGCTTGGCTCTATTGGAACAGCCGCCGCTGAAGGGATCAGCGCACTTCTCGCTTTCCTTCCCTTTATTTCTGATAAGCGCGCCAAAGAAAACGTTCAGCCGATTGGCAAAACTAATGATGGTCAGACCATTTATCGGTTTAACTACAAGGGTGACCCTCGCACTCAGATCGGCTTGATGGCGCAAGAGGTCGAGAAAGAGCATCCTGAAGCGGTTGGCCGCTCTGGCAAGTACAAGACGGTTGATTACAAGCTTGCGACGGAAGATGCCGCGCGTGAAGAGCGGTATTCTGGCGGCCTTGTCCCGCAGCGTTCCGGTTATCAGGCCGGCGGGATGAGTGATGAAGACTACGCGATCCGCACTATTGCCGCTGAAATGGGTGGGAAAGACCCTGAAGAAGCGCGTGGCATCGCCGCCGTCATTGAAAACCGCCTGAAATCTGGCCGGTGGGGCGAGAACTATAGGGATGTGGTTACGGCTAGAAGCCAATTTGAGCCGTGGAGCAATCCTGATGCGCCTAACTATCCCATGCGTTTTGCGGCGGACAGCCCGCGCATGCAGATGGCGAGGGAAGCGTTCGCTGCTAGAAGCGAAGACCCGACTGGCGGCGCGCTAAACTTCTATGCGCCTGCCGCGCAGGCGATACTTGCACAAACGAAAGGCGACCGCGCTGCTATTCCTTCGTGGGCTAGGGATCGTGAATACACGGACATTGGTCCTACCCGATTTGTTCGAGGCGTCGATGCTCCTCGCCCGGCTGGCCTTGTGCCCGCAGGCGAAGATCGTGTTGCGGCTGGAACTGAAGTAATCAAGCCTGCGGGCGGCCTTAAACCAAAGGAAGGTTTTTCGGCCCCTAAAGACCCGCGAGGTCAAGAGCAAACTTGGGGTGATTTCCTTACCAGCCGTCAGTTCATCATTCCTGCCCTGACTGCGTTGGGCACGATGGGAACTACCCCGACCCGTAATTTTGGCACTGCTCTTTCGGCTGGTGTGTTGGCGGGAGCGAAATCCTTCCAAGACCTTGAAGAGAAACTTTCTGACGTTGAGAAGAAGCGCGAGGAAGTTGGCACTCAGGTTCAACAGACTGGCAAGGTTGGGATGGAAACCCGCGTCCTTGAATCTGGCCTCTATGAGCGTCAGTGGGTGCGTGGTCGCGGCTGGTACATTCTTGACAAATCCAACCCGACGAAGCCCCCGGTTCAAATCACGGACAAAGACCTTAAGCCGCTGCCCGGATTTGAAGGCAAGGTTGAGAAGGTTCCTGTTAAGCCCGGCTCTGAGCTTCCCACTGGCGGCAAGGCAGAGGCTCCAAAGCCGTCTGAGGGCCGCCAAGAAGCGCCCAAGCCTGCGGCTGCGCCGGCTGGTCAGAAGCTCAACGTCAATACTTGGAATCCAACTGTTACGTTGCCCGACGATTATGAACCGCCGGAGCATCTGAACATCGAGATGGACCCCAAGATGAAGGAGCAGCAGGCAGCTATTGCGAAGCCAATTGTTGAAGAACAGGCTCGCAAGGCTGAGGCTGCGTATGATCAGATTTACGCCCTTGATGAGATGGATAAGCAGTTTTCAAACCTTCCAAAGGAAGGGTTCTTGGTGCCCGATGCTTATGCTGAAGAGCGTAAGAACTTTGCGAATCGCGCGAACACCTTCATCCAAGGAATGGGCGGCAAGGCTGCGTTCAATCCTGATGATGTTGCTGCTTTGGAAAGTATTTCCAAGAACACTTTCCGTCTTGGCTCTGCTCTTGCGCGGTCTATTGGCTCGCGTGAGCCGGGCTTCATTGTGCAGCAGTCTGTGCAGGCTAACCCCGGCATTGAAAACACGCCGATGGGTTACATGCGTATTTCTGCCGGTCTTCGCGAAGCGGCAAAATATGAGCAGGACAAAGCGCAGTTTTATAACAACTACTACTCGCGCTTTGGTCATCTGAGCGGTGCGGAAGAAATGTTCCGTCAGATGAACCCGCCGCAGATGTATGCTGATAGGGCAATTCTCTCGACCGTTGATCCGAGAGACAGAGAAGCTCTGGTGAACGCTGTTCGCGATAACCCGGAAATTTTGTCTAACGCTCGTAGTAAAATTGACGGGAAATACGGCAAGGGCATCACCGACAAGATTCTTGGGAGGTAATCGTGAGCAACGAGTTTTTCCTCCCAAGCGAGACTGAACCTAAAACGGCTCCGAAAGAAAAATATTCTGGTCCTGACTTTGCCCTTCCTTCTGAAGAGGGCAAGCCGACAGTTTATGGCCCGATGGGAGACCTTGGCATGGGAGCGGCTGCGGGCGCGTCTCGCGGCGTTCTCGGCATTCCCGGCATCGTTGGCGATCTTCGCGATCTGGTCGATGTTGGCGTTAGAAAAGCCGGCTCATATGCAGGCTCCTACCTAACGGGCAAACCGCAGGAGGAGATTGAGCAGCGCATGATGGAGGCCGCTAAAGAGGCCGAATCGCGCAAGCTCGTTCCCAGCGCCATTTCTTTTGCGCCAACTTCAGCACAGACAATTAAGGCTGCGGAAACTGTAGCTCCGCAAATCAAGGGTGTTACTCAGTACGAGCCGACAACTTCACCGGGACGGATCGCTAAAGACACGATGGAAATGGTCGGCGGCGCGGCTGTCGGCCCCGGCGGCATGGCCTCAAAGCTTGCCATTGGTGCAGGCGGCGGCTTGACTGGTGCGTCGGCTAAAGAACTGTTCCGTGGCTCGTCGCTGGAGCTTCCTGCCCAGTTGGCCGGCACTTTAGCTGGCGGCCTTGCTGGCGGCGTTGCTCAGGGTCGATATGCCCTTACCCGCCCTGCTGCTGTTCAGGAGCGTGCGGAGCGTGTGGCGGGTCAAGTTCTGCGCGAAAGCGTAGATGATCCGCAGGCCGTTCAGGCGGCTCTGCGAGCCGAAAGAGCCGCAGCACAATCCGATCCAGAACGATACCTGCAAGGCGTTGATCTAACATCGGCACAGGCTGCACGCAGCGGCCAGCTCGCCAACCTTGAGCGGCAACTTGCCCAGCTAGACCCGGCATCTACGGAAGCTATTGCGCTTCAGCAACAGATTGAGCGGTCGCGGCAGGCTCTTGGCACTGAAGCGGCTCGCGCGCCGGGTATGATTGGTGCCGGCATCCGCCAGCCTGATATGGCGCAGGCTATCGGCCTCCAAGGGGTTAATCCGCAGGGTGAGGCTTCTCGGGCTGCGCGCGCTGCTATTGATGCTCTGGAAAAACAAAAGGACGAAGCGGCCAAACTGGCATGGCAAAATCCGCTCATCTCTCAGGCTGCTGTTTATCGCAACAAAGCGGCGACACAGCTAGATGATTATCTTCAGTCTTTGACGCCGACTGATCGCAGCCGTCTGTCTCCTGAAGTTCTGCAAAGAATAAATGCTTTGATGGCTGAAGGTGGCGCTAAGACAGTTCCGCTTCTGGAGCTTCAGGCTATTCGATCCCTTGTTCTTGACGAAGCGCGTGGAGCGTTTGGTCAGGGCAAAGGCTCCCTTGGCATGATCCATCAAAAGCTCGGGTCTAAGATCGCAGATGTGATCAATGACCCATCTAACATTCGCTTTGGTGATCGGACTGGTCAGTCGCGTGGCGCGTGGCAGCAGGCTGTTGCGGCTACGAAAGATTATTACGACACGTTTCGCCCCGAGTTTATGGCGAAACTCGTTGAAGAAAGCGCTGGCGGCATCCCGAAGATTGGCTCTGACGCTGTCTTTGGAGCCATGTATAGCGGCAGGAATGCTGTCGAAAATCTGAAGCAAGTTCGCAATACGTTTGGGGCCGCTTTGGACTCAGACATTAGTAACTGGATGGTTGGGCAACTAACGCAAAACGGCAGCAAAGTTAAACTGTCTCAAGCAGACGTTAATAGGTTCCTCGCTGACCCTAAAAACGCTGCGTTTGCCCAAGAAGTTCCGGGTCTGCGCGATAGGCTTACTGATCTTGCTCGTAAGGCTGGCGAATCTGAGCAGGCTGCTGCTCTGCGTCAGCTTAATATGAACTTTGAGGCTGCGATTAACAGCGGCAATCCAGATCGGCTTGCAAATTTCCTGCGTGCAAATGGAACTGAATTGAAAGCTACTCTTGGGACGCCCCAAGAGAAGAAATTCATCGACGCCATTGGCCGATCCGCGCAGGCTATGGAGCGGCTGCCGTCCTATACGACTAATCCCAGCGAAACATTGGCTCGCCTTCAGAATGGCCGCATCATGGACATTGTCTATGGGCGAAGCATTGGGCGCATTTCGGATGTTGTCGCCGCTGAATTGGCTGCCCGTGTCGCATCTGCAATGGCTGGGTATCCCGGCGCAACTGATTTTCTTGGCGCTGCCGTAGGTGCGTTGGGAACGGGCCGAGTTACAGGACCGATTGCAGAGCGAATTGGTCAGTTTATGCTCGGCGATACGCGCAACATGAGCATCCAGCAACTTCAAATTGCCGCGCGCGATCCAGAAGTAATGATGCTCCTGATGCAAAAGCCGTCTCCCGAGGTGGTCGCTCGTCTTCAAGAGAAGATTGCAGGCCTTGTCGGTGCTATGTCTTACGAGCGGTCGCTGGACCAGCCTCGCGAGCAGCGTGCATCCGGTGGAAAGGTTTCATCTTCATCGATTGGCGCGCGCCTTGTGGCGGCAGCGGATCGGGCCAAGAAAGAAATCAACAAATCTACAGAGCCTTTGCTACAATCTGACGATGAATCCATAGCCAAGGCTTTGGAGATCGCCAACAAGCATATCTGAGGGTCCAGAGATGACATCGAGCTTTACGACCAACAAGCAGATCGAAAAGCCCGCGTATCAGGACTATTCGTCTGACCCGACCGGCTGGACCGTTCCCATCAATGACGACTGGGACATTATCGACAACGCCTTTGGCGGCACGGTTTCTATCGCGCTGACCAACGTCAATGTGACCCTGACTACTACTCAATGTCAGAACGTTCACATCAAGTTTACTGGCGCCCTTTCTGGCAACGTCATTGTCTATTTCCCTGCCACGATCTCTGGCTTCTTCATCGTGGATAATGCCACCACGGGCGCGTACACGGTTGTCTTGCGAAACGCTGGCGGCTCTCCCGGCGATGATGTCCTTGCGGTTCAAGACGCCAATACGTTCGTTTGGGTCGATCAAGCTACTGCTAGCGTCTATCTCGCAGACAATTCCCCCGTCACTGGCGGCAATGGAATCAACATCACCAGTGGATCGGTCATCAATCTGACTGCGCCTGTTAGCGTGGCTAACGGTGGCACTGGCACCACGACGTACACGGCAGGACAGCTTCTGATTGGCAATAATGCCGGCGGCCTGACCCCAGCAACCCTGACGGCTGGCTCCAACATCACCGTAACAAATGGCAACGGCGCGATCACCATTGCGGCCACGGGTTCCGCTGGTGGTGTGACCACGTTTAGCGCTGGAACAACTGGATTTACACCAAATACGAATACGGCGGGAGCTGTTACCTTGGATGGCGTTTTGAACGTCGCCAATGGCGGAACAGGCCTGTCTACGATGACCGCCGCCAACAGGGCACTTTACTCCACCTCCGCGTCTGCGATCACGGCTGGCACACTCCCGGTCGCTGCTGGCGGCACTGGGGCAACTGATGCTGCCACGGCCCGCTCTAACCTTAGCGCGGCTGGCTCTGGCGCTGTCACCGGCTCTGGCCTGACGGTCGCCACTGGTCGTCTTGTTGGCCGCACGACTGCCGGCACAGGGGCGCTGGAAGAGATTTCGATCGGCTCCGGCCTGACGCTTTCCGGTGGTCAGCTTAGCGCTTCTTCGGGCGCTGTCTCGTCAGTTTCGGCCTCCAGCTCCGCGTCTGGATTCAGCCTTTCCGCCAGCCCTTCCACTGGCGCGGTGTCTGTTGGCTTTAGCATCTCGAATGACAGCAACGCCCGCTCCAGCTTGGGCCTTGGCTCCATCGCCACGCAGAACTCTAACAATGTCAGCATCACTGGCGGGTCTATTGGCGGCAACACTTCAATCAGCACGACTGGAGACGGATCGTTTGGTAGAGTAACCGCAACCGTAGGAACAGGTAGCGGAACTGGGTATACTTTTTCGTCTGGTAATGCGTCTTTTGCTTCCTTCGGAGGCCACACGTTCATTAATTTTAGCGCATACTGTTCTATGTATTCGTCTGACAGTGGAACGAAATTGAACTGGGAAGTTGGAAATACATCCAACACTCAGGTCATGAATATCACAACCAGTTTGTTTCAAGTAAACAGTACCGATGCGGCAAAGCCGGGTGGTGGCTCTTGGATCGCGACATCTGACGTTCGCGTGAAGAAGGACATTCAGGATTATACTCTTTCTGCCGATGCCCTTCTGACTCTTCGCCCGGTTAGCTATCAATATAACGGTCTGTATGGCACGCCAGAAAACGGCAAAACATACATCGGTCTAATTGCTCAAGAAGTGCAAGACACTCCGTTCTCGTCAATGGTTGGCACATACAATTATGAAGGAACGCAGCTTCTGAATCTTGACACGTCTCAGCTTGTTTACGCACTGATCAACGCCGTTCAGGATTTGACGGCGCGCGTTAAAGCTCTTGAAGCGAAGTAATGAAAATGCCCCGGTTCTTCCGAGCCGGGGCAAGTCACTTGTGACAGTCTCACTGTGAAAACCAAGGGCCGACCGTTAGCCGGTTGATGATAGTCACCTGTGTGACTCAATCAGGCTATCAGGCTCTATAGTCCCCGGTAAAGACCGGAATATCGGCCAAGGTTACTTTCTTTCGCACGAACTTTTTGCGATCTGACTTAGCTGGCGTGTAATAACAAAGTTTGTGATGTTCTTCGCAATATGACTTTGTTTTCTTAGGTGCGCCGCAAAATCTAAACTGCGCCGGCAACCCATCGTTGATCACATAACGACATGAGTTGCTCGTTAACTCCATAAGAGTGATCCCGCCAATTTTAGGCGTTGGCGGGAATAATATTTTCGGCTGCTCATATGGGCTACGATATGCCTTCTTCGCTCGGGGCACTCGTGTAGGCGTTTGCCCCCTATTGATCTTCTCAATCACCACCGGGTCTTTGTATTCAATCAGGCCCTTCTTCCGCATGCGATAAAGATGGCCCATGACGGAATTGCGTGTCAGTTTCAATTTGGCGGCGATCTCGCTGCCCTGCTTCCCATCCATCCATAGCTTCAGAATCTTATCTTGGACGCTCATTTTATTTTCCCATTTTTTCTCTGATCAGATCATAGGCGGCGATGATCAACAGCACGCACCATGCGCTAAACGCGACTGTGGCAAAGAACGCAGATACGACTGCAAAGAAGATGAGAGCCTCTACCACGCCGAAAGAGTCCCAGCCCATGATGGCACCTTGGAGGCTTGAGCCATGCGGATGTATTGCTGCTTATACCGCTCTGCCCTGCGGTTAAGCTTCTTATTCCAGCGCTGCCAGCCGGCGACGTGACAGGCCGCCATCTGTTTGTAGGTCTTAGCCCCTACGGACAGGCACCGCTCCATGTGAAGGATGCCAGCGGTGATCTGGGCCTTGCAGTCCCTGTGGAGGTCTTCCACGCCCAGCGCGCGGGCGCTGGAGGGTAGCACCTGTAGCGGGCCTACAGCCCGCCCGTGGCGCGTTTTAGGGCCTAGAACGTGGCACCTGTAGCCGCTCTCCAGCTTTGTCAGGCGCAGGGCGGTTTCTACATGCTCAGAGCCAAGCCTAGCCTTAGCTTCTGCGGCGACCATCTGGGCGACTTTGGCCTTGTTTGGGTCTGTCGGTGTAAAATAGAGGTTCCCCGCCCAATTTGGGGTATCGGGGGCACGTAGCCCCCGACTCCAGTAATCGCGATCTTTGCGGAAGAAATCCGCTGCTGATTCATCAGCCGCCAGCGGGTGCATCAGGCTTGTTAGGGTCAACGCCCCCGCCGTTATTGCTGCTGTAAGTTTCTGCATTGGGGTTCTCCCGTTTCGGAGCAAGCCGCTTTGCTATGGCGGCAATGTCATTCTCCAGTTCGCCGTTGCTAAAGAAGGTGGGCGCAAACTGCGCTGCAATAGCGTCATAGTTTATGCCATCGACCCAACTATCAGCAAGGGTCGGGTTCGCGATCTGACGCGCCTGCTTGACGCAAGACATGATGACCGCAACCTCGAACATATTAACGGGCTTGTCGAGACGGATCGATGCGAGCCGCGCTGCGCGGTCAAAACATGCCTCTACGGCCCCGTACTGGAAGCCCCTGTCCCTCAAAGTTTTCGCGGCTGCCGCGAGGATTTCCGTATGGTCTACCATAACCTTTCCTTTCGTTTTGTTCGTGAACTTTGCCGATGTGTTCAGTGTTGATGATGATGTTCCCCATGCATATCCAGTTGATGTCTCCATCCACCGTGTTTGCATCCTTGTAGTATTGAGTGACCACGACGAATGCGTTGTCATTCAATATTTTGCAGAACTCCTCAATGCTGTTGGCCGGATGCTCTCCAGTGATCTGGTGAACAAGTGACCCCTGCGAGGAGGGCATGTTCATTGTTATGAAAAATTTCATTCTTCTCTCCTAACTACGGTCCCATCCATTTTCTTTTTCCATTTCGAATTACGCCCACCGGGCAATGGATTACGTGATTTCTTCGCGCCTATATGTCTTTGATGGATGCGCTTTACTTTTGCGATCAGCGGAGCATCCACAGTTGCAGTATGCGTCCGATGACAGCGGCGGTGAGCAACCAGCCAATTACTAGCATCGTCAGCACCACCGCATTCAAGAGGGATTTCATGGCTAACATCCCAATCTTCGCCGGGTATTACCTTCATGCGACACAGGTGACAGACGCCCCCGTGCCGCATGAAGATGTCGGCCCGCATTTTAGCTGTGATGCGAACACGTTTCATTGTTTAGTAGCTTCTTCTGCTTCTTCTTCTTGTTCGTCGTAGAACATGCCGATCATGTCATAAACTTTAGAGAAGTGCGTTCCTAAGATCGCGATAGCCTTCTCCCTACTGCTCGAAACGCCAAAGATTACTTTGGCCGAGACGAGCGAGTTTATGCTCAGAACAGTGGCGGAATCTTTCCCGTTAAAGCTCGCCGTTATCTCATCCGAGATTCTAAAAACCTCTGATGCTGTTTCTAGCTTTTCAAGCAAATCAGACATTTCGGTTTTTATCTCTTTACTGCTCATATCTTCCCCCATCCTGCTGAAAGCGGCACAGGTTCTCCTCAATCATAATTTGCAAACTTTTTTTCATTGCTTCCAGCGTCCCCTCTAAAGTTGCAGTAGCATAGTCTTCGTCTGGTGCATTATCAGCTACAATTTTTACCGCAGCATTAGTAAGCACGGAGAGCGTATAGAGAGGGCTTTTATCTTGCATAGCACCTATAAGCATTTCCACAAGATCAGCTATTTCTTCCTTGATCTTATCGGAAGCATCGAACATTTCTTCAACATGATTTTCAAGGTCCACTGGGTTTGGATTGATTTTATCTTTCATTGCTTTGCCTTCCATTTGGTTAGCTCTGATACGTGTATTGCATGTGATGTCCTCCCGCCGACTGTCTTTATGCGGGCGTCATTGTAAAGATCGTCAGCAAATGCATATCCGGGGAAATGCACCGACGACCCATCGATGATTGCAAGCACATAGATGTCGATCTCTTCGTTTCTTCTTTTAGGCCCAAACAGGTGACAGTCCTTGTACCGCGTAGATTTGATGTCTATGCGGCGTCCTTTCAGCATGCAGTCGTATGACCATTTGCGAGGATGAGGAACTGGATTGAAGAAGATGTTCCAGTGCTTGCAAAATGCGAACTCTGCTAGCACGCCATCTTCATCAATCTCGTTCGGTTCATTCTTGCCAACCTGTCGATCTTGAACGCCGACGACCCTATCAGTGAATGTCCGCAAGTTGCCAAGCGCGTGGCACATTGCGATCTCTTCTTGGGTCAGGACAACGGTGATCAAAGTTTCATCTCTGCGCGTCTGGTGGCTTCGTGAGACTGCCACTCGCTGAATCGCATCCTGATAAACTCAAGTTGCACCTTCAGGAGAGAAGCCTTCTTTCGTTCTTCCACCATCTTTTCGATATACTCATGCCATTCGTCAGACGCCTTGATTTGCATCTCAGCCTTGCTGACTGGCATTTCCCCCAAGGCCGCCATGCGTTGGGCTAGCACGGCGGACTTGCTTTCTTCCAAGAGCGAGGCCGCTGCGTCCTGATCGACCCAGCGCTTCGCGATGATCCGAAACTGTTCGGAAAGGGGAGGGCCGTTATCCATGACTAGAAAGGAATCTCGTCGTCATCGCGAGCGGGCCGGCTGGCCGGCGCGGACTGGCGCTGTTCCTTCTTCTTCACGGAGAACGAGTACCAAGGGTTCCCATTCTTATCGACCTTGCGCCATGCGTTCAGCCAATATTCCGCACCATCGACCATGATGGACCCGGTCATGTCTGCCTGCCTGTCGTTTTCTTTGCGGTTGTTCTTGAACATAGAACCGCTGTTGTCGCGCTGTTCATACGCCATCGCCATACTGCTCCTTCAGTTTGGAAACCTTATCGTCTAGCTCCGCAAGAAACGCGGTAACTTCTTTAGTCATGTCCGAGGCTGTGTCGTTTGAAAACATATAACGAGCCACGAATAGCTGCATGTTCTCTGGCATACGGGGATCAAACGACACAAAATCGCACCATTCTCGTTTGGTGCAGATCATCTGCCAGTGCATTTGCAAGATGTATTTGAGCGGCACGTTCCCCGTCATCAACGTCTCGATGTGCGTGGCAGTGTTTGGACATTTAATCTCCACAAGCCCATCATCGCCGACGAGGCCGTCAGGAGACGCGCCAGCCATTGAGATAGTGGGGTGGGGGACGAACCCTACCTCTTCCACCAGCACCCCCCTGTGCGCCTCATACGCGGCGCGGGCTAGTGGCTCGGTGTTCGTCCCCCACATCATGGCGGCGTTCTGATAGGAGTCCCCCGGCTTGCCTGTCAGACGCTCCACGATTAGTTCGGCCATGTAATTTGCGCGGGATGCGCCATAGCCGGCTTTAGTCTTTGCCATCACATCTGAGATACGCGAGGCTGTCACTTTGCCCAAGCGCGCGAGATACCACTCGTCGGTGCGCTGTTCCATGTCACCATTCCTTTTCCAGAATATCTTCAGCATCGCGCACGATCTGGTTCATCTCTCGCACGCTGTCAGGGATCACCTCGTTGATGATCCGACGCAAAGCGGACTCGAGGTCCGCGATGCGCTGGGAGGCCCGGAGAGCCGTGCTAACAAGCTCGGCCTCGTAGGCAATCTCGCCCATCTTACTCACTGGGCTTCTCCGCTTCCTTGGCGGCAGCCTTCAGAGCCTTGATGGTGTCGGTGTCGATGAGGGCGCGATCTTCCTTGGACAAGGACTGCCACCATGCGGTGAGAGCGGCGGTGCCTTCCTTGGCGGCCTTATTGGCAGCGACCATCACGTCAGCGGAAGGCTTCTTCTTCTCGGGCGCATTCTTCACGCTGTCCACGGCGGTGTTGCCATCATCGTCATATGCAGCGAGAGCGAGCAAAGACATGATGCCGATGCGGCGCGCATAGGTAATCGCGCTTGCATAGCCGTGTGGGTCAGACTTGCCCGCAGGCATAAACAGAGTTTCCGACATAAACTCGCCGCTCTTGTGAACGAGCATAGTTTCCACTTCAGCGCCACCAGACACAACGCGCGGTGCCTGAATGATAGCAAGGTCGTTGGTGGCAAGCGGCTCGCGAATCACAGCGCGCACGGCAGCCAGATCAGCGTAGCGGCTCTTGTAATAAGGGTTATCCGCCGACTTGGAGGCGTCATCGATCTGACCTTGCGCCTTTGAAAGAGCGGTAGCCAGTTCAGCAATGGTCTCAGACATTTTCATAGCTTTTCTCCTTAGATGTGTTCGTAGGCTTCAGAGAGGATGAACGAGCTTTTCTTATCGTCTTTATAAATGTGCGGGACGATAGCGTCGTAGATGAACGAGCCTTGCGTAAACGACTCTGATGAGCCGTCTGCCTTTTCGAGGTGAATGGCGTCGATGCAGTATTCCAAATCCACATCGAGACGGTAGATGCTGATGCTGAGATGTGCATTCAGGATGAGAAGGCCGGGATAGTCCGGCACCTCGTACTCTTCGATCTGATAGGTAAAGTCGGTTACGTGTTTCATAGCTTCGTTCCGATTGCTTACCCTCTCTACATAGCGTACCCCGCAACATTTGACAAGCCCCTTATTGCATGCAATATATTTCACATGAAACAGAGACCACCAGAACTTATGGATGTGATCTTGGCTGTTGGCGGCTTGTCTGAGCTGTCGCGCCGGTTGGGCGTGACGAGACAGGCGGTTAGCAACTGGAACAAGGTTCCGTTCAAATACATTCGGACCATCTCAGAGATGACCGGCATCCCACGCGAAAAACTTAGGCCTGACCTTTATGGTTAAGCGACAGCACGCACCTGTCAATAAATTGACACCCCGCGACGTGCTGGCTGCATTTCGCGATGGATGCGATACACGAATCATTGCCAGCGAGTATGGCTGGCGCGAGGCCCACGTTTATAAGTTGCTCGCCGTGGCGAGGGAGGCAGAGAGAGTTGTCAAAAGTCCTGAGATTTATCCTTCCTCTTCCGCCGAGCATGAACAGGCTCTGGCGATCCTCGAAGGGCGGCGGCGTGTATCGCTCGTCACAGTACGCAACTTGGAGGACAGCGGCGATCTGGCAGTTGTCGGTGCAGGCTCAGAAAGAAAAGATCGCGGGGCCGTATAAGTTGACCATGCTTGTCGTGCGTCCAGACAAGCGAAAGCGCGACCTAGACAATTTGTTCAAGGCCGCCAGTGATGCGCTGGTCGGGGCTTCCATTTTGGAAGATCACAATTGCGAATGGCTGGAAGCCCGGTGGGTGCCGACAGGTCCGCAGTGTGAATTGATCGTGGAGGAACTAGAAGGCGAGAACTACTGCGGCAACGACTAAGCTACGGAGAAAAGCAATGGACAGAAGCAGGATCGACGCACTGGAAGAGGCGCTTACAGCGGCCATCGCGTTTATAGACCAATACGTAGATGTGGAGGACGGCCCGGACGGAATCCCCGCGCCTAACTATGCAATGTCGCTGAATACTTACTTGCAAGAAGTTTTGGAGGGGAAAAATGGATGACGATCTTGTCAAAAAGCGGCCAATCTTCCCGATGACTGATAGTCGTGGACGAATATGGAAACGCAATGAACACGGAAACTTTTGCATAGTGTTGGAAAGTGAATACCGAAACATTTTTTTGTTGCGCCGTAAAAAACTTACGTACAAGGCAATAGGTAATATTTATCAAATACATAGCAATCATGTCAGGAAGCTTTTCTTCCGTTACATGAGACGCAGGCGCTTTAAAGTTTTGAAATATTTAAGGTCCCGTTCTGATAGGAAAAACAATGACTGACGATCTTGTGGCGCGTCTGCGCCTCATCAGCGCGTGGAAAACGCCGGGTGGTCCTATGCCAACTGAGGACATGGTCAATCCGCATATCACATGCGCGGAAGCCGCCGACCGCATTGAGCAACTGGAAGCGGCATATGCCCAACAGCAACAGGTTTGGAGCGATGCGATAGCACGCGCGGATCGGTATGAGGAGGCGCTGTCCCGCATT